GGCTGGAAAAACTTAAAAATGCAGCAGCAATCTCAACTGAGGAAAAGCAGACTAATCCGAAAGAAATGCTTTTGTCAGACTGGTTGGATGCTTTCTATGAAATACAAAAGAAAGCGGGCATAAAGGATATAGGCACCATTAAACGACTTCAAAAGATAACCATTGCCTTTGAAACAGGAACAAGGTTATGTGATGTCGACCGCGATTATTGTCTGATGTTCATTGAACATCTAAGATGCTTGGAGCAAAAGAACGGCAAGCCACTTGCCAGTAGAACCCAAGCTGGTTTTCTTGCAGTATTGGGAACAGCTCTCAATGCAGCTATCCGCGTCGGTCATATTTCAAAGAATCCCGTCTCCGAGCTTTCATCTTGTGAAAGAATAAAGACGAAAGAGAGTTTCCGTGACTATTTGACCATTGAGGAAATCAAGGCTCTGATAAATACCCCATGTGGGTCGGACTTAGTAAAGCGCGCCTACCTCTTTTCATGTTACTGCGGACTTCGCTTGGGTGACGTAAAAGCACTTCGATGGAAAGATATACAGAAGAACGGTGAAAATGCCATCATCGAAACCCATATGGCAAAAACCAGGCGTATCATCCACATGCCACTTGGCCGGCAGGCACTGAAGTGGTTACCGCAGAAAGAAAATGTCAAGATTGATGACTATGTTTTCACCCCCCTTAATCACGACTTACTTCACAAATATCTACAACCGTGGGCAGACGATGCCGGAATAAAAAAGAAAGTGACATTTCACACCGCACGACATTCCTTTGCGACGATGCTGCTTACACTAGGCGTTGATCTCTATACCGCCAGCAAGCTCTTAGGGCATACTTCCATTCGTCATACTCAGCGATACGCAAGAATTGTCAATCAGGTGAAGGAAGATGCCATCAAACGTATTGACGAAGCAATACCTGTTTCATCTTTACCAAATGATGAGAATGATCACGACCAACAAATAAAGGACTAAGAACCATTAAACTCATAGACTATGCCAAGAAGAAAGAAAGTAACGGCAACGCTGAAGGAGCCCGTGAAGATAAGGTTCAAGGATTGTGCAGGCGGAGTGAAGTCCGTCTATCTGGACATTTATTACAAAGGTAAGCGCCAGTACGATTACCTGCGCATGTATCTCCAGCCGGAGACGACGCCTGCCATCAAGCGTCAGAACGAAGCTATCCTTGCCGCCGCAGAGGCCATCAAGTCTCAGCGCATCATTGAGCTGACCAACAATGCCGCTGGGCTTAAGAATACCTCCATCCATTCGAAAATACTTCTCGTTGACTGGATGCAGACATATTACGAAAACTGCATAAAGCGTGGACGTCGTGGTTGCGAACTCATCCTCAATGCCAATAAGGTTTTAAAGGCATACAAACCGAAAGTAAGGATGGGCGATCTTGACAGAGATTATTGTCTCGGGTTAAAAGATTTTCTCTGTACGGAATATAAGACCAAGTTGGGCAATTCACTCGCCCCTCAAACAGTCATCAACTATATAGGTTGTCTCCGCGGGGCATTGAACGAGGCCGTTCGTGCCGACATCATCGGTGAGAACCCTTTAAACAGACTGACAACCAAGGAGAAAGTGAAAGCACCAGAGAGCCAGCGCACGTATCTCACCATTGAAGAAGTGAAAAAACTGGAGACGATCCCATGCAAACATGAGATGTCAAAGCGTGCTTTTCTTTTCTCGTGCTATAGCGGTCTTCGCCTGAGTGATGTAAAGTCGCTCAGATGGAAAGACTTGCAGAAGGACAGTGGCCAATGGAAAGCTAATATCGTGATGTTTAAGACTCGCACTCCCCTCTACCTGCCACTTTCTCAACAGGCCTTGCGCTGGATGCCTGAACGAGGTGACGCTACTGATGAAGACCGCGTTTTTGCAGGAATGGTTTCCGATACTAACTTGAATTTGGATATTAAGAAATGGGTTAAGAGTGCAGGAATATCCAAGAATGTTACTTATCATACAAGTCGCCACACCCATGCCACGATGCTTCTCACCCTCGGCGTTGACCTCTACACGGTCTCCAAACTACTTGGGCACTCCAAGATTGAGACCACACAGATTTATGCAAAAATTGTGGACTCCAAGAAGATTGATGCCATCAACCTCGTGGACAAGGCCTTTGAAGATGGCTAAATGGCAGGAGGTATTTCGTAAATTCAAAAGTAGTACAAAATTGGCAATAATGCTTATTTCTTGCCTGCGTTGTACTACTTTTGCCTCCAACAAAGACAATCTGGAAATAGCAGAAAATAATTTTTTCGCGCAAATCTCCGTTGCGCGAAACTTTAAAAATACACCAATTTCGGCCAAAAACGACAACTTCACGCAAATAAAAGGCCAAAAAATTGCGTGAAGCTATTTTTTCCGCTATCTTTGCGGAGGAAAATAATTGTTACCTTATGAAGATAGATAAGATTATAATAGGTGGATATACCAACATTCAGCATGTGGAACTTACACTGAATGGACTTACCGCTTTGACAGCTCCAAATAATTACGGAAAGAGCAATATTCTCGCCGCCGTCAGGTTTGCCACCGATTTCATTTCGTCCTCACCTAGTGAGAAGTCTGAGATGATGAACTTCCGTCCGGCGATTTCCATCAATTCCACTATAGCGACAATGCCTTTTACATTTGTGATGGAAGGACGACTGGAGCACGAAGGTAAGGAAGTGGTGTATGACTATGGGTTCTCATTTGAATGGGCAAAAAGCGACTCCATGGATAAAGGAGCCAAGATAACGGAAGAGCATCTGAGGCTAAAACAGGTCGATGACAAGCGTTATACGAGCTATATCCTGAGGACACGACCGGACAGGACAAAACATCTTGCCACTCCAAAAGGAAGGTGCGTCAGTCCAATAACCATCCTTAGCAACCAGCTTGCGCTAAACAAGATGGCAAGCTATGACAGCCTTTTTTACGTGGATGTTCTCAAGATGCTGAATAATATCCAAGTTAAAAACGTAAATACGCTCATCGATCCTGACAGTTTCTTTGCCCTGTCGCCACAAAACGACAGCGTAAACGGCTATTCCGTCAACTTTCCCGAGAGGTCTAATGCAGGTTTTTTTATCTATAGCCTAAAACAGTTGCAACCCGAAAAATACGAGCTTCTCAAGGATGCTATCATGAATCTGCTTGATGACGTGGAGGATTTCGAACCGATAAAAGTGAATATCCGCAAGGAAAACGAGACCACCGTCGATAAAGTGCCTTATCAGGCATCCGATGTGCTTTATGATATACGCGTGAAAGAGCGTTTCAATAATCAACACACCAGCATATCAAGGATATCAAGCGGAAGCAAACGAATCATCTACGTGCTTGCCCTCACCCTTGCCGGCTCCATCAACCAGATACCTCTTATTACTTTCGAGGAACTGGAGAACTCGGTGCACATCCGTCTTCTTGAAAATCTGTTGGAAGCCGTCCTGCAGCTCTCTGGCGAAACCAAAATTCTGATTACCAGCCATTCCCCCTATCTGGTGAAATACCTAAGCGCCGAGAATATATACCTTGGAATGCCAAACTCCAACGGATTGGCAGATTTCCGTCAGCTGCGTGCCAAAAAGATAAAGAAAGCCATCCGCATGGCATCATCAGAGGAACTTACGCTTGGAGAATATCTTTTCGAGCTGATGCTTGACGCTGACGGAAACAGCGATTGGTTGAACGAGTATTTTGAGAAGGCATGAAGAAGAAAGCTGAATTGAAACCACACATAGTATTGTTCGTGGAGGGAGACACCGACAAGGTATTCTTCGATGCACTGATTGCCTACTATAGGCAAATATCTCAGACACAGATTGCTTCAAACCAAGTGGTGAACCTGAAAGGTGTTTCCCGTTATACCAGCAAAGTCGTCGGCAAGTTGGAAAACGACATCTGCCCGAAAGCAGCCGGCAATGGCCGTGAGATAAAAGCAGTGTTCTGCAGTTACGACACCGATGTGTTTGAACCTAAAGGTCAGCCTATTGTCAACTGGGATAAAGTAAAGCGGGATATTCTCCGACTCGGCATCCAATCTTTCTACAGAATAGAAGTTCGCCATGAAATGGAAGACTGGCTGTTAGACGACTTGTCGGGGTTATGTTCATATCTCCATCTGAATAACATCCCATATATATCAGGCAATACCGGTTATGAGAAAATACTATCGCTGTTCAAGAAGGCAAACAAGGTTTACTTGAAGGGGCTGAGCGTGGAAAAGTTCATCGGTAACATTGACATGAGCATCATAAGGTCAAAGCATGCCAAAGAGTTGGAGGCATTGGAAGAAATGCTGAATGTGAATATCAAGAAGGAAACAGAATAATGAAGCCGACCAATTATCTATCCTGGATATTCAAAGCAGCCATCCCATGCGCTATTGCGTGCGGCGTATTTGCATACGCGGCCAACTGGTTCAAGCAGGAGAACAACATGCTGCTGTATCAATGCTTCGTCGTGCTGTTAACACTCTCGTTCTGTGCACTGCTGCTCTCATTCTACGTCTTTGTATGCAAGGTCGCGGTTAGTACAACAAACGACATTACGCAAGCGCGAAAGAAAGGAATGTCGGACAAGTCTCTATTGTGGTTTTTCATCAGTCTAGGCATCGGAATCATAGTATTTCTCTTGTGTCTAAACGACAGCCATATCGTGCTATTCTCCATCATCATTGGCCTTTTGACATTCCTAGCACTGACATTCGGACCGATGTTGTTTATAAAACACAAACAAAGGACTATACCAAATAACGAAATACGACAACGGCAGACTGACGTAGAGCCAGACAAGATGGACAACACTTCTGATGATGTCTTGCCAAGTACAGAAAATACAGACAGCGCTGTTCATACCCTATCCGATGATGCCGAATACATTGATAGCGATGCAGAGCTAAACTCGGTATCCTTCCCCGAGGACTTCCCAAAAGAACTCAACGCCTACGCCATCAAAATTCTTTTCGTGGAACTGGCCAAAGAACAGATTCTTGATAAGAATTTCAAACCAATCATCACCAACAAGACTCAACTGGCATTGCTGGTTGATGCCGTCTGCGACATCTTTGACATCACGGGGAAGTG